AACGAGATGGCGCAGGACGCGCAATCTGCGCCCGATGAAAGAGAAGCTATGGCTCTTCAAGAGTTCATGGGTGCCAATGACGTAGTGCTTCAAGACGAAGATATCGAAACGTACAACACCGCTTTATCCAACACTGAAAACGCAATCCAAGTTGCGGCGGCTTATATGGCGGTGGTGAACGATGAAAACTTGCTTGATCAGGCAGATAACATGGCCAGAGAGTACAACGTAACTTTCGAGGAAGCCGCATCTATTTTCTTTGACCTAGACACAACAGCGGTCTGGGTATCGTTTGACGATGGAGCTACGATACAGGGATTGCAAGTAGGCAATTACTTTGTGACTGCACCAGAGGTGCTTACTAGAGCAGAAACAGAAGAGTTTTGGATCACTAGCCCGGAGGGTGGCTGTTGGTTTGCTGAGAATCAAGAGGAGTGTTTGAACGGTGGCCCTTGAAGACTTGGAAGTTAATGTCGGCGACACGTCCATTAAAGGCGTTTGGATCGCTATTGTTATAAGTTTTGGCTCAACAATTGGGGGCGGAATCTGGGCGGCATCGCAGTTTTTCGCACAGCTTAACGAGCAGTCGGAAGCTGTGGTAGAGGCAAGTGCAAAAGCAGACGCGCTAGTTGCTAGGTTTGAAGACCTAAAAGAGCAAAGCAATGCTCGTTTGCAAGCAATGGAAGTAAGTCTGTCAAACATGGAGCAAGCAATAGCCACGGCTGATGTTGAGAACCTGCAAGGCAAGCTTACTGAGTTAGGCACAAACCTAGAGCAGATCATGAAGGCTCAAGGGGAACTGCTAGATATTAGAGATCGAATCGCTAGTGCAGAAAAAACAGTTGGCGAGTCAGAGATTAGAGTTAACTCAAAGCTTGAGAGTTTAGAAACATTAGATGTTCGGCTTAAAAGATTTGAGCGTGACATGGATGATGTTTGGACGGCAATTGACGCTGTGAATCCTTTGGGTGGTGGCTAATATGAATGAAACAGAAAGGCTTTTGGCGCGATTAGAAAAGCATGAAGCTGAATGTACGCTTAGATATCAAGCAATCAATAAACAATTAGATGACGGCGGCAAAAGATTTGATCGGCTTGAGGCTTTAATCATGTCTATGTATCCCTTCATTGTAGTCAGCATTGTTCTTGCGGAGTATTTTAGATGAGCTTTGACAAACTCAAAGGCGTTATTGGTGGCCTTGCCCCTACATTAGGTGCCGCTTTAGGCGGTCCTGTAGGCGGTGCGGCGGCAACAATGCTGGCAGATGTGCTGGGTTGCGATCCAGTTCCAGCGAAACTAGAAAAAGCTATTGCTCAAGCAACGCCAGAGCAAATCGCAGAAATTAAAAAAGCCGAGTTGGATTTTGAAGCTCGCATGAAGGAGTTAGACGTTGACATCTTTGCGCTGGAAGCCCAAGACAGACAACATGCCAGAACAACCTTTGCGGAAGACTGGACCGCACGAGCCATCGCTCTTATCAGCGTTGGTCTTTTTGGCGGTTATGTCCTCCTCGTTACTATACAGCCTCCTGATGCAAACGACGACGGGATAGTTAATCTGGTCCTCGGATATCTCGGCGGCATAGTTTCTTCTGTGGTAAGTTTCTACTTTGGTGCAAGCCAGAAGGGGAACAAATGAGCAGACTTATTGAGCAGTTAAAAATCCACGAGGGTGTCAGGACTCATGCGTACTTTTGCAGTGAAGACAAGATCACTGTAGGTGTAGGCAGAAATGTGGATGCCAACGGCGGTCTTGGCTTATCTGAAGACGAGATAGATTATCTATTGAGCAATGATATAAAAAGATGTCGAAACGAGTTGGAGTTCAACTTTGACTGGTTCAAAGAACTAGACGAGATTCGACAGGATGCAATGATCAACCTGTGTTTTAACATCGGCATCACCTCGCTCCGTAAGTTTGCTAAAGCTATTGCGGCTATGAACGTACATGATTACGAGACAGCGGCAATGGAGTTTCTTGATAGTCGATGGGCCAGCCAAGTGGGTACACGCGCCTTGGATGTGACCGACATGATTCGCACAGGTGAATACGATGAGTAAAGGCGGCGGTCAGGGTTCATTCGCACAGATGCAAGAACCCGGTATGAACATGGATATGGGCGGTTTTGGTGGCGGTGGCCCACAACCAGCCATGTTCGCTCAAGATTATGGGTTTCAAGATAGAAATCAAATAGTCCCGTTAGGTCAACCAACCCCCGAACCAGTGCAAAACCAAGATATGTTTGCTTATGGCAACGGTCTGGGTGACAGCATTACTGGCTTTATACCCTATAGCCCCGACAACGCCTCTGGTGGTCCCGGCAGGACTGTTATTGGGGGCGACAGTTTACTGTATCAACTGCAACCTATTGATCAGCCTATAGCTAGCCCTCAACCACAGCCTAGACAAATAGTTGGCGATCCATCCAACCCGATGCTTCAAGAGCTTCGTCCGCTTCCACAGCCCGGTGGTTTTGGGGGTGCGATGCGTAGATTTAATAATCTTAGTGCAGGCGATCGTGAGCGTCTTGGCGACTTAAGAGTGGGTGATATTTTTGGCTCTGGGCCTAAAATGGTTGGTGAAACTCCTCGCCCACAATTTGCTGAAGATCAAGTAAGCGGACCTGCTGGACCAGATCCGCTAGATGGCATAGATTTTAATAGGTTTTCTGGCGGTCTAGGAAGCAAGGGCGGTAGATCAAACCCCTATCAGACAGACGGCATTGTTCCTCCTGATATGGGAGGAGGTCGAGTATTTGCTGGTGGCACACCAAATTTTGATGAGCGCACAGGCGAGTACAGGACTGGCGGAATTAAGCCGCCAAGAAGTCCGGTAAAACTTGAACCAATTAAGATGCAACCAATCAATATGCCGTTTGAGCCGGTGATTTCTGATGGGCCAGATTTTCGCCCTCCTCCAGAGGACATAGAAAGTCGAGGCACCGTTGGTCCCGGTGGTGGGACAGGCGGTAGGGGCGGTAGATTTAGAGATGGCATTCGTGACTTTATTGATGAGTTTCGGCCCCAGCCTATGCCACGCCGATCGCCTCCCATTTTTGGACCGCCAAGAAACTTCCCATTTCCGATGCCAATGCCACCTCGCATGCCACCTCGCATGCCGGGTAGGAATACACAATTCCAGATGCCATTCTTCGGCTCTCCTTATGGGCAGATGAATCCATACGCAGGGCAGTTCTCTGGCTACGGTGTGCCAAGCAACATGTTTAGCTTTGCACAGCCGCATTATCAGCCGTATGTACCACCACCTCCACAGCCTTCAGCACCGCCTGTTATGCAGTTGCCACCAGACCAAGGCAATCAAGCGTTTAGTGGTGGCTTTGGTGGTCAGGGTATCGGCGGCTTTGGTAGATATAACTTAGGTCTGGCTCGCCGCCAGTTTGGTGGGAGATGATTAATGCCACTAGCCAAAATTCAGTTCAATCCCGGAGTTGACAAGGAAGGGACGGAGTACACTGCTGATGCAGGCTGGTTCGACTCTGACAAGAGTAGGTTTAGGAAGGGTCGCCCAGAAAAAATAGGTGGCTGGCAGAAGTTTAGCACTGATCCCTTTTTAGGGATTTGTCGATCATTGCACGACTGGTCATCGCTAGAGTCGATTAAGTACATAGGACTGGGTACTAATCTTAAGTTTTATATTGCAGAAGGTAGCTCGTTTAACGACGTTACTCCTATCCGCGCAACAACTGCGGCAGGTGATGTAACGTTCTCTGCGACCAACGGATCGTCAACCATCACAGTCTCTGATACAGCGCACGGTGCGGTGGTTAATGACTTCGTGACCTTTTCTGGTGCGGTCACCTTGGGTGGCAACATCACAGCAACGGTACTCAACAAGGAGTATCAGGTTGCCACAGTGCCAGACACTAACAGCTACACGATCATTGCAAAAGACGCCGATGACGCGGAGGTCACAGCAAATGCCAGCGATACTGGCAACGGTGGCTCATCAACGGTTGGCACTTATCAGATTAATACCGGACTGAACACGTTTGTCAGCGGTACAGGATGGGGCGCTGGTGCATGGGGCGCATCAACATGGGGCAGTGCAAGCTCCGTGTCAGCCGCAGGCCAGCTTCGTTTGTATAGCCAAGACAACTTTGGTGAAGACCTGATATTCAATGCTCGCGGTGGCGGCATCTATTACTGGGATGAGTCAAGCGGTACAGGTACTCGTGCGATAGAGATCGGCAGTCTGTCAGGTGCGTCGAACACACCCACGATCGCACTGCAAGTTATGGTGTCTGATATTGATCAGCACGTTATTGCATTCGGCACCAACCCGATTGGTTCGTCAAACATTGACCCATTGTTTGTTCGGTTCTCAGATCAGGAGAATGCGGCAGACTGGACGCCTACTGCGACTAACACGGCAGGTGGTGTAAGAATTAACTCAGTCTCTCAAATTATTGGTGCAGTACAGGCTAGACAAGAGATTCTGATTTGGACGGATGTCAGCCTACACTCGATGCGCTTTGTT